GATACAGCTCCTACACTAACAACAACAGCTTCTAAAGGTGATTTGTTTACATTTAGATACAACGGTTCTAAATGGTTAGAAGTTGGTAGGAATCAAAATTTAACATTGAGTTAATATGGCAGATATTAATCTAGGAGTTGGTGGAGCTAACTCAGCTACAGGTGGTTATGAGATTGATAACTCTTTGAAGTTTGAAGATGATAATTTTGAATGGATAGACAGTGGCACTAGCACATCAACTACTAGTAATAAAATAGGAACTATATCTTTTTGGTTTAAAAGAACTGAACTGACTGGTGCAGACCAATGGATTTGGTCGGGTGCTAGTTCTGCAAGATATGTAGGAATTAAATTTGATTCAAATGAAAAATTAAAAGGTTATTTTTCTGCTTTAGGAAATGGTGCTGACTTTGTAAGTACACAAGTTTTTAGAGATACATCTGCTTGGTATCATATTGTTTTAGCTATAGACACTACAAACAGTACAGCAGGTGACAGGTTTAAAATTTATGTTAATGGTGAAAGAATTACAGATTGGGATACTACACCTGCAATAGACCAAAATACAGCGATTGAAGGATTTGAAGCATCAGCAAGACAAGCATGGGCACAGTATAATGCAATATATTCTGATGATGCAGCTCAAGTAAGTGGGTATTTAGCTGAAACTTATTTTATCAATGGACAACAACTAGCAGCTTCAAGTTTTGGTGAATTTGATAGTAATACTGGTATTTGGATACCTAAAGAATATACAGGAACTTTTGGTGATAAAGGATATTATTTAAAGTTTGATAATTCAAGTTCTTTAGGTGCTGATTCAAGTGGTAATGGTAATAACTTTACTCTAAACAATATCTCAGCAGCCGACCAAGCTACTGATACACCTACTAATAATTTTTGTACTTTTAATCCTTTATATGTATATAGTAATCAAGCAACTATTACTGAAGGAGGAACTTCTATAGGATATCCCGGAGGAATGTGGCGAGGAACAAAAGGAAGTATTGGTGTAATAAACGGTAAATGGTATTGGGAAATAGGAACTTCGGGTGGTTGGCATGCTAATTTATTTGGGATTCAATCTTCTAATGTTAGTTCAAATTTAAGTAGTGGTAATGCTATGAATCATAATAACTCTATTTATATTGGTTATGCTTCCGGTAATTACTACTATTACACAGGAGGCTCTCAAACAAATAATGAAAGTACAGGATGGGGAACTTGGAGTTCAAGTGATGTGTTTGGATTTGCTTTGGATTTAGACAGTGCTACTAAAAAATTTATTCTTTATAAAAACGGTAGTGCACTTAATGGTTCAGGAACAAATTTACCATCTGCTTTTCAAGATGAATATTTAAGTCCTTTTGCATTAGGATACGATGCATATGAACAATACTGGAACTTTGGTGGTTATACACAATTAAGTATATCAAGTGCAGCAAGTGATGCCAATGGTTATGGAAACTTTGAATACGCACCACCTTCAGGATATTATGCTTTATGCACTAAAAATTTATCGGAGTACGGATAATGGCTTATACAAGTATTGATGACCCTTCAGCACATTTTCAGATAGCTACATATAGTGGTACAGGTTCAGCTCAATCTATAACCAATGATGGTAATAGTAATTTACAACCTGATTGGATGATAACAAAAAATAGAACTGGAACTACTGACCCAATGGTCAACGATTCTAGTAGAGGAGTAGGAAAATACTTATTTGCTAATAGAAATAACTCAGAAGCAACAAGTACAGTTGACCACACTTCTTTTGATTCAGATGGTTTTAGTGTATCAACAGGAGAATCAGTAAATGATAATGGAGATACATTTGTAGCTTGGCAATGGAAAGCTAATGGTGGAACAACAAGCAGTAATACAGATGGGTATCTTACTTCTACAGTACAAGCAAACACCACAGCAGGTTTTAGTATTTTAACTTTTACAACAGACGGAAGTACAAGAACAGTTGGACATGGTTTAGGTGTTAAACCTGATGTAATTTGGATAGCCTCAAGAAATGTTGCTGGTGGTTTTCTTGTTATAACTGATGTTATAGATGGAAGTATGGATTATGGAGTTTTGCGTAGTACTAATGCTTTTGCTTCAATAGGTTATAACGCACCAACTAGCACTGTTTTTGAATATAATGATAACAACACTAACACACAAGTAGCCTACTGCTTTGCACAAAAACAAGGCTACAGTAAGTTTGGAAGCTATACAGGTAACGGAAATGCAAATGGTACGTTTGTTTATACAGGTTTTAAACCTGCTTTTGTCATAGTTAAAAGAAGTGATACAGCAGGTGATTCTTGGGCTATATTTGATAATAAAAGAAGTGATGTAGTAGGAGCAAACGTAATAGATAAAGAAATTGCAGCCAATGAAAGCTCTGCTGAGTATGATAGAACCAATGCAAACATGGATTTTTTAAGCAATGGTTTTAAATTAAGAAACACAGACGGATGGCATAATGCAAGTGGAGATACATACTTTTATATGGCATTTGCAGAAAACCCATTTGTAACATCAACAGGAACACCAACCACAGCAAGATAGGAGAAAAATATGTGGGCATTAGTAGAAGATAACAACGTAACACAAGTCTTTACAAGACCAAAGGGAATTACTATTGGAGATAATCAATATCCAAGTAATATTATGTCAGTATGGTCTGCTGAAGATTTAGAAGCTATTGGGATTTATGAAGTCGTAATAGACAATACAAATCTAAAAGACAAAGAGTATTACATTAATACCAATCAAAGCTTTGACTTTGCAGACGGTACAGTTACTGCAAGTTATGGTACAGCAACTGCAAAATCTTTGGATGATGCTTTATATACTGCACAAGATGAAACAGATGGTCTTGGTACAGAAGGTGAAGTAAAAACTAGAGGTTTAAAATACAATCATAAACAAATAATAAACGCACAAGCTGGTTCAATCTTATTACAAACAGATTGGTATCGAATCAGAGAAGCTGATGGTGGTACAGCAGTACCAAGTAATGTGTCTACACATAGAACAGCAGTCAGAACAAAAGCTAACGCTATGTGTGCACAGATTGATGGTGCAGCAGACGTTGATGCTCTTGCAGCATTGTATGAATATACTAACACCGGCACTGAAGAGGAACCTGTATTTACAAGACCTCTTGGTGAGTTTCCGGAGTTAGATTAGTGGAAATATCACCATATATTGTATGGAACATCTTTGTAACGCTTGTTCTTGCTCCAATACTTTTTAGTATTCGGCAGAACGCTACAGAGATAAAACGACAAGACATACTGATAAATAAGACTCGTGAAGAGATTGCAAAGGAATATGTTACTAAATCTGAGCTAAAAGATGATATGAGTAACATCATAGACCGAATAAAATTAATTGACGAAAAG